GTGCTTTTTTACAATCATAGATAATTTTTAGAGTATTTGAAGAGGTACATGGTACCCATACCAACCACAAAGCCGAGAATCAGCACCCAAAAAGTGGGCTTATCTTTCTGTGATTTGTACTTTGCCACCTCTATCTTCTGCACCTGGCGAATGGTGTCACGCTTGAGCTTGTATTCAATACGAGTCTGCCACCTTGTTTTGGTAACTGGCACAAAAGATGTGTTGTAACGCACGATTGTGTCCTTGGTGGTGTGATAGTATTCATACACAATTTTATTGTCTACAATCACGGGAAATGAGTCCACAGATGTGATGCGAATGGTATCAGCCACGCTGTCGCAGCGGTATCCTTTCTTGATTGCTTTTGTCAGGTGATAGTTGGCGGTGCAACTTGTCACAATTATTGCAAGAATTAGTATCTTAAAATTCATTTATCAGACAATATGAGGTGAATTTCTGTGGCTTGCAGAGCTTGATGAACTCTTTGTATTTGGTAACGTTGTTGACCACTTGGCAACCAGCTGACCACCAACCAATGGAAGTGCCTGATGGCTTGCTCAAGTCGTATGTGTTGGAATGAAAGTTGATTCCAAAGTATCCGGTGTCAAGTGTGCCTTGCTGCTCTGCGTCATCATCCTTGTCGGTGTCACGATACACCTGGACAGCAGCTCCAAGCTGGAGCAATGCATCGACCTTGCCATTGTGCTTGCCGAACTTCCATACATCATAGTACCATTGGTCGGATTTGAGCACCGCTGCACCTTTTTTGTTGACCTTTTCGAACTGCTTGAGAGTCGGTGTTCCTGGATTGGTGGTGCCAGATGTTACCCAGATGAACTCTTCACCATGGAATAGGTAGAATTTATCATCGAAGCTGTTGGCTGTATCCTCATTCGAGCGCACTCCGAGAATCCAGTGCCCTGATGGAATACCAATATAGTTGTGAAGTGACTTGACTCGCTCGAGTAGTTGCTTGTCGTTATACGTTTGGACCATCTTTTATTGTTTTATTCCATACGGTGAGCCCGATGGCAGTTGCTGAGTAGGTGAGCAGCCCTACAAACACGAACTCATGCACCTTGAATGGCTTGAATAGCGGCAGCAGAGCATACAAAATCGCCATCCAAAATGATGTGAATGCGCTCAATCGCTTCATTGACCACTTGCCGTTAGGCTTGAGTGTGTCGTTTATTAGTTTTTTTATCATTTGGCAGCACGGCATATAATCTCTCAGGTAGTTCGATTCTTGTGTGTGTAGCTTGGCGGTAGCTCTTTTCTTTATAGCAGTCATAAAGTGCTGTTTCCACCTTATTCAATCGGCTGTCAGTGTGCCACAACCAAAGAGCAAGCACACCAGTTACTCCGTATTTTTTTATGATGGTAACGAATTCAGTCATCAGATAACAAGCATTTGATTGTTATATCCGTTGTTGCGTGGATAGCCACAATTCCAAACACCATCCATGAAGCAATCACCGATACACTGGGTGCATTCAATTTGTGGGCGAAGGTCGGTGTCACGATTCTCATGGCTGATGAATATCGGATACTCTGCACGATTCTTGACCAGGTATCTGATGAGACGCATCTCAAAGAATGCAGCCTTCTGAGCGAAGTGCTCCATGCCGAATGCAACCTCGCTGCGAGATACGCTTGAGCTGTTATCGCCAAATTGAGTCTGGAGTCCTTTGTTCTTGAGCTGATATGTCAAACCAAAGACAGCATCTTCAGCAGACCTCCAAGCGATGACTGGCTGAATGAAAGCCACGAGCTGCTCCTCCTCAGGTGTGAGAGTTTGATCGTTGTATGCCTCGAGCAAATGATTGTAAAAGACGGTGCCAAGTATCGGCATGACTCTGAGTTGCGCTTGAGTTGCCACATATGGGAAGACATCAGTCACATCCACATTTGCTGTGATGGGTGTGTTGGTCTTGAGATAGGATTCGGTGATAAAGTACAACATTACGCTTGAGGTATTTGAGTTTGTGCTGCTGCTGCTTGAGCTTGAGTAAGGTCACCACCTTCAATTGGTGGGAGTGATGCGAGTGCTCTGACCTCATTGATGGTCATTGTCTCGAGTACCTTGGTAGCAACCAATGGGCTGAGTGAGTTGAGTGCATCAGATGTCTTGCTCGCATCGCCTTCGATTTCAACGATGGTCTCATTGATGATTTGGAAGTTGTTGATTGTGAAGTCGGCATTGATTTTGGCAATGCGAAGGATGTCATTGAAGATGTCAACCACTTGCTCACGCAATGGCATCACGACATTCTTTTCAAAGATGACATACGCTTGCTTGATGTCACTACCAGAACCAAGTGAGCCAGTGGTGCGGACACCCATCAAGATTGGGTCGATGGTATGAGCGAAGCAAATCTGCTCTGTGTTCAATCCGGATGCTTCCTGGAACATCTTGTCATTTTGATTGGTTGGAATGCTCTCAATCTTTGGAAGCTGGTCTTGTGAGTTAGCAAAAAATGCGACAGCTTTACCAGCGTTGGCAGCTCCTTTCATCTTGTCGATGGTATTTCTCAAGACGTTCTTCTCCTCTTCGCTCTGTGGTCGCTTAGGGAACATCATGGCAAATGAAGGGAAAACACTGTTCTGAATGTTACTCTTTGCAAAGTACGAAAGCTCGCCAGAAAGATATGCAAAATTGAGTGCGGATGTGTATTTTGGCAGCGGATACCACTCCTGACCCAAGCACTCGACCTCGTACACAAATAACTGACAACGATCAGTACAAGTGGGGTGATATCTTTTTATTGGCATCACGTCAATGCGACTGCTCCAGTCATCACATACAAAGTAGCTTTCTGGGTCTCGACCTCTTCTCACCTTGTCTGGAGATACATTCTCCATGCGATTGAGCTTCATCTTCTCATCAAAGTAGAGCTTGAAGTATACACGATTGTGCACAATCAATTGCTCGGTTGTGATTCTGACTGTCTTTTTTAGTCGAGATTTCTTCTCAAATGTGTACAATTCAAGAAGCTCTTGCGGTGTGGTTGTAGTTGTTTTGAGCTCAATGCCTCCACCAACTACTGCATTGGTTTTGTAGTCCACGATGGAACCATGCAGAGGCGATGAGTAAACAAGCTGATTCAATACGCTTGGAAAAAGATTCGAATCGCCAAATGGAATCCATCCAGTGGTCTGGTGTCTACCATTGACATATGGCAGAGATAAATTGCCAGCGCCAATGTTTAGAAATGGTGTTGAGAAAGACTGATATCCCTCTACCATCTCGGGTGCTTTTTGCTGTGCTGTTCTGAATCGGTCAAATATGCCCATGATTAGTCGTAAATTGATGATGTTGATGCGCCACTGACAACCATTCTGCCCTCCTCGATGACCACTCCAGTGGTGTCACTGATTTCTGTGGGAGGTATGGTTGATTCATAAACGCTGTATGTGTATTGCCCTTTCGTTAGCTCGACATCAACGGGCTCATCCAGGTAGAATAGGTTGAATCGCTCTGGATAGTCGGAGTCATCTGGTGCTGTGAAGAGAATCGGGTCGGATGTTGGATTCATTTCGTTCTGAAAAACGAACAAATAATATGGTGAAGTAAGTGTCGACACCTCTGTGAGTGTCAGCACAATCGAATTCACCTCTCCTTTATTGATGTATATCATTATAGTTATATTGCAAATAGCTCAAAAAATGTTCACAAACAAAAAAAGCCACCCGATTTGGATGGCTCTTTAAGTAGGTTAATTCAGATTATGCAATGACAGCATTGACAGCAGCTGCTTCAATCTCGTATGCGAGGAAGTCATTCTCTGCAACCAATGTCACAGAGTACTTGCTACCATCTGCACGAGCTGTGCCAGAACCTTCACCAACTGCACTCAATTGAAGGTATGGGAAGTACCAATATTTCCCGTTCATGTCCTTCACGATTGCGTTGAGGTATTGCTGACCAGCACCCAAGATTTTGATTGCTTGAGATTTGTCTTGGTCACGACGATGGAACATCAAAGAGATGGTCGCAGTGACATAAGATGAACCATTCACAAGGTCAATTGCAGCATCCTCAACATAGCTTCCAGTGTTGCGACGTATCTCGAAAGGAGTATAGTCAGGAGCACCACCAGCTAAAGTGATAGCATCGATTGTCCATGTGTTGGTTGCATCTAAAGTGAATGACGCAATGTTGTCTTGCTGATTAATCCAAATCTTCTCGATGCCACCACTATTGTTGTCGCACGATTTTACGATTGTTTCTAAAGCTTC